GTTGTGCGTACAGTTCTTGAACTGCCTCGGTCTGTTTACGAATTTGCTCTGGAAGTGCCATAGTAAAACGCTCCTATCGGTATGCGTGGATTAGACGGCGAGTCATATCATGACTTTGCCGCTAGTTCAGGGGACTCTTTGGCGAGTTTGTAAATCTCACCCAAAACTTGGCATCGCCCCTGCATCAATGCCGCGTTGTTTATCGCAGATGGTAGCTGCTCTAGCTCGTGCATACGCCATGCCTTCAACCAATCCAGAAGTTCTGGATGCTGACGCACAGCGACAGAAAGAGCCTTTACAACTGCCGGGTCAGGACGTATCACGGCTGACCTCCACTACGATTCATGACTGTGTTTGCTTCCATACCACCTTTGGGTGTGCCATCAGGTTGGAGTGCCGCTCCAGCGGGCTGCTGTTGGGCAGCCTGTTGTGCTTGAGCTTGCTCCGCAGCCGCTGCTACGCGACCTTGATAAGCGAGTTTGTCCCGAGATGGAATGAGTTCATCCACAGACATCTGCAATCCTTTAGCCACTTCACGAAGAATCGCTGCACGGCCATCCTTACCAAGAATCGACATGTCGATTTCATTGGCGGTTGCATTAAGGAATTCGATACGGCGCACGTTGACAGTCTCTTTGACAGCCAAGTTGATTGCGCCTTTGGCGATGACTTGTACATCACCCTTAATAGATTCATCCTCGTCGTAACGCATGTTGTACACGAACTGACGTTGGACAATAGGTTTAATCACATCACCGTCGATGTGACCAACTACTTGGCGGATACCTTTACCAGCAGCGCCCATCAGCATGGACAGGCCAGACGATGTACGGCCTGCGCCTTGTACATCCGTGTTGCCATAAAGGTAGGCTGGGATACCGGAGTGGTCATCAGCCAAGCGTGCAAATTTATCGTACACAGCCACAAGGGTCTGTGCGTTGTCATCTGGTTGTGTGAAGCGTACAGCAGGTGCACTCGAACCCACAGGGTCGTTGGTCACTTGCCAAATCTTCCAAGGTGACATCTGTGTGATGTCTTCGTTCGGAGGAATACGCTCTAGGTTTACTTCGACCTGAGGGCCAGAAGCAATACCCATGTTGTTCACTAACGCACGAGCAGCAGCATTACACACGTTCTGCAAGTCTTCGATGATTTCAGGAATACCCTTACCCCAGAACGCACCGGGGCACTTGATAAACGAAGTCTTAGCGTATGGCTTCTGACCCAGTGGGTCATAGTTCAATACAGCCTTGATGACGTAGTTACCAATCATCCAGACGTTGGCATCGTACTCTTGAGCTTCGTCAGGGATTTCTTCTTCAGTCAATCCCCACTCACGAAGCATCTTGCCGGAGACTTTGCCCCAGAACTCAAGTGCATCGAACACATCGGTCGGACGCATGTAGGAATAGAACTTGCGCTCCTCCTCGTTCTTAATCAACTCCACGTCTTCGTTAATCCAAGATGGGCCTGCGCCTTCATCTAGGATGGTACGAATAGCGTCATCGTCGTAACCCGGCACACCAATAAGGTCTGATAGGTCAGGGCGAGACAGTGGGTGATGTTCGAACAAGTACCCATCTTCGATACGGGTAATACCCGGCTCAGGATAAATACGGAACGGGTCAACTCGCTCAAACTCAGGAGCAAGTCTTTCAATTGGTTCTACAGTCGTACGACCATCAACTATTTTCCAACCAAGTGTACGTTGACGACGCACAATCGGGCCTTTGATAAAGGCACATGGGTAAGTCACGAGGTCAGTAACGAAGTCATTGAACGAATCAGCCCAGCCGCCTTGAGCAAACTGGTCTTCAATCTTCAACTTCATCTTGTCAGCACGAATCTGTGCGTCTTGCAAAATCTTAAAGCGATAGTCCTGTGAGACCATCTCTTTGAGTTGCGCCATTTCTTGTTTGCTAGGAGCTTGTTGATTCTCCTCCAGCATAGTCAGCACTTCGCTGGCAAACGTATCTTGAATCTGTTGACGGTCATTTGGTGACAAGTCAGGAATCGGGGTAGGGACAATATCCCAAGGGGGTGTACCGCTATCAAGCAAGATGTCCCGCAGCCACGATTCCGCAGCACGACACTTCACTTCGGTAATCATCATGTAGATTTCCGAACCACCTTGCTGCTTAATCTGACGTAGTTTGTCTGGCTCATACGTACCATTACGCTGACGCATAGCTGTCAGCATCTGGTCTTCAATAGGCTTCTTAGCAATCTTCGCTACATCCCAGCACATACGAACGTGTTGAGCCAGCCCAAGTACCATTGGTTGGTTTTGTCGCTCCTGCAAAGCCTGCGCCGTCGCGTCCTCATCCTGCTTGTTGAGTTCGGCGTTAGAGACTACACGGAGAAAATTTAAACCTGCCATGTTTTAATCATCCATATCGGGACGTTTGTTAGCCATGTGCTCACGGACTTCCATAATGTCATCAATGTCCATTGGTGGTATCTTGTACTCGTATATCCCCATTGGCTTCGGCTTTCCAGCGAGACCACTGTTGTCCATCTTCTCGTTGTCCGAGAAAATTTGCGACGTCTTGGTAACTTTAACTTTTGCCATCGAAGTCTCCTAATTCACACCTTACCACATATTGTAGGGTGCGTATGGCAAGAAGTATACACACACTCAAAAATAAAGTGCAAGAGAAAAAATCCCCGAGGACGTGAACCCCCGGGGATAAAGGTGACAACTGCCATGAAAAAAACCAAGACCAGTATATCAAGTCCAACCTGCCGATGCAACGGGGCGGATGTCTCGACGTTGGGGGGTATGGCTACCCTCTCCTACGCTGGCGATATGTAGCATCAGGTACTGTAAGGCTTCAGCTACGTGGGAGTGTTTGTTCTTGTCAATGTCCCCGTCGCCCTTGGGTTTGAACCTATACCCGCCCATCATGGCGGCTTTAAGCTGTGTGCACCCGGGGTCAAGTAAGAACGCTGGGTCTCCGTCAACTTGACGCATCAGATACTCATCGACTGCGTTGATACGGGAACTGACGTTGTTGGTCTTGGCTGGGAATACTTTAAGCCCCTCAGCCTTGATGATGTCCACCGCACTGCGCTCGTCGGTCTGCGCCCGCTGCACGCCTGCTGGGTCAGTCACCACAATGATAGGTGCACCACCGAACCGCTCGTAGATAAGTGGCTTGAGTACTGTACGCACAAATCGCTGGATACCCATGTCAAACGATACAGCCTCGCCAAGTATCAGCGCCCGACCTCTTGGGTCTTGCTGTCCGATAACTGCGGCTGGGGTAAGTCCCAAGTCCATCCCGATAACAACAGGGCGCACACCGTTGTGGATGAACCGGAGTCTTTCCTTCGCCATGTGGTAGTCCGGTCTGAAGTATTTGTAGACGGGCATACCAGCAGACGACAGACCGTAGTCCCCGTCAATGTAGACACGGATGTATTCTTCTGAGCGACCTTGTGTATCGTAGTAGCCATCAGGGAGATTCTCGATGTTCTCGGCGTAAGGACTGCGACCGGAGGGCTGCTTGAACACATCCCATCCGTTGTTATTGGCTGATACCCCATCTTTGGGGTCAAGCCCCTCCATCTGGTAGTACCACCATGTATCCATAGTCGGTGGGTTGGTGTCACCCCACATCCCATGCCACGTCGGGCCACCGTCTTTAGCTGACGGAAAACGCCCAATACGCTTGGACATCGCATCCACAATGTCAGGGTGAATGTCTCGGCACTCGTTAAACCACGCGAAGGATAGCTCCAAGGAGTTCAAGTTAGCTACGTCATCCGCATCATCTAGGGCACGGAACATAATCTCGCACTCGACATCCCCTACTTTGAAGAAGTAAGTCTTGGTTGTGCGCATGTATTGACCACACTGCCCCGGCGGAAACCAGTCCAAGAAGGTCTTAATGGTCGTATCTTGTAGCTGCCGTGCGGTTTCACGCACAATAGCCGCCCGTGTTCTGCGTATTCCTTGGGCATTGGGTTCTTGCATACTAGCCCTGCGGACTACTTCAAACGAACAAGTCACGGACTTACCCGAACCGACAGGCCCAAGCAGGACACGCATCTTCTTATCCGAATCCATGAACTTCTTGCCAGTTGGCGGAGGTGTATAGTTAATATCAAGCATTGTGTTCCCCCACTATCATGACAATGAACTCATTGCCCCGACGTTTGTGTTTGACTATCTTGGTCTTGAATGAGTGTTTGAGTTCCTTCAGACTAACTTCCATGTTGTGGGCCTCGCTGGCGGACTTAAACCTTGCAGCCCGCATCCCCTCGTAGGTTGAGTCAAACATATTTTCAAGACTCAAGGGCATCGACATCGGTCACCTCAGTAGTGTCTGCTTCTATTGTCCGAGCATCTTGTGGCGAGTTGCCTAGATTGATGGTGATACGCACTCCACCCGTGCCGCCTTCGTTACCCGTCTCAACTTTCGGCTCTAGACCGCCCCACTTCACCGTGGATTTAATCAGGTCGGCCTTGACTGCGGGGGATACGGCTGGGTCGTGAATCAACATCCAAGAAGTTGTCAGGAGTTCTTCCGCCTGTGCCCGGGCCTTGAGTTTGAACGTCAAACCCTTCTCTTGGATTTCTCCTCGATAGTGCTCGACCTTCTTCAAGAACACCTTGTCGGCGTTGAAGTTGATGATGTCAGATGAGGCTATCTTGTGGCGAGTCATTACCTCTTGCAAGGTTTCGCCGCTGCCCTCTAGTGTGAGAGCAATGTCGAACGCCAGCCTATCTGACCACTTAGTGTGGTGTAGTGGTAGGGTATCCATGCTGCGAATATAACACGGTGTCTTACGGCTGTGTCAACAAGTTTAGTTATACGGAGATTAAGAGAGTTAAGGAAATCCCGTAACTTTACACGTTCCTTTTTTTGGGTCTTAGTTTAAGAGCTTTACTATATACAGGGGGGCGGGCAAAAAATCCAATCCATGTACCCCCCCCATGAGCCAAAGCAAGCCAAAGCCAAAAAGAAAAAAGCACCGCGCCCAAGCCTTGAATTCAGGCGTATTTGACAATTCTGTAAAGTTTAGGCAATCTGAATTTGTCGATGCAATTCGCACCGACCCGCCGAAAGCGGAATGTTCTTTAACCTTGTTAGGAGTTATACCATGAGTGAACGCACTCCGACCGTTAAACGGTCAATCGCCCCCGTCACTGTGACGGTTGAAATCACAGCCACTCGCATCAACGAGAATGGCACACTAAGCGGGATTACCGCCAAAGTGGTGAAGCAAACTGTCAAGGGTAATGAGTTTAAAACCTCAGTACCACCAATGGCTGGCGGTGCAATATACCTCAAAGCGGAGAGCCTCGAAGGACTGCAAGTTCTGACAGGCGACGAGCCGAAGGTAGCAGTAAAGCGTAAGTTGTTCTAAGTAAACCCCGACTGGTGACAGCAGTCGGGTTCTTTTTAAAACCATGAGGAGAAATCCAATGAAGGTACGCAAAGAAGAATTACACAAGTTCTGTGTAAAGTGGATAGAAGGCGACTCAATCTACTTCCGCTGGTTCAAACGTGACAAACAGGCATGTCAGTTCCAGCAAGAGTTGATAGACGACGGAATCCCAATGCAAGATGTCAAGATTGTGATGAAGTAAACCAAAGGAGCGGAGGCGAAAGCCTCCCTCCCCTAACCTTACAGGAGATTTAAATGGAAAAGTTCTGCGAAAACCACCCCGAAGTAGCGGCAGTCATCATTGCACCAGTACTTTACGTGCTGTTGTGGCTAACAATGGCGATGTTCTAATTACCCAACCCGTCGAAAGGCGGGTTTTTTTACGTCCAAAACTTTACATTCTTTATGTATTATATATAAACCATACGTCGGGGGGTGCAGGCATGGCACATTTGCGCTATAAGATGTAAAGTAATGGGGATAATCTACGTGTAATCTATGCCATACGGGCTGTTTAGATTGTTGTAAGGTGTAACTTGACACCAGCAAGTGCTTGATTTCATTGGTGTTTATCCATAGAGTAAGAGAGATAATCTAAATAATCTAAATAATCTAACAATATTTCACATATACCCTTTCGCGAGAGAGGTAGACTGTAAAGTTAAGGAGGCGGCGTGCAAATGTGCACATTTCTAGACCCTAACTTGACAAGATTATTTGCCTTTTTTAGATTATTGCCCCGTAAGTTGTTGATTCTTTTAGGTATTCCTAACAATCTAAGTTTTGTATTTGACTGTTTCTTTTGGATATGTTACTCGCGGTGATGGATTATTGGCTGACCTTGTAAAATTACTTTACTCAGCCGACCCTCCGAAGTTAGCGGTCACTCACCCGCCGAGCCAAGCCCAGCCTGTGTTTGCGTTTTTCGCTGGGCGTGGCAATCTAGTCCTGACCCCAGCAACACCGCTGTGGTGTCACAAATGTAATGTAAACTTAATCAACTTCAGGAGTTATATATGCAAGCAACATTGAAGAAGTCCATCAAGCCAGTAACATTCACCATTACTGTGGTAGCCAAGAAGGTAAACGAGAACGGTACGTTCTCATCCTTTGAGGTACAGAGCGTTAAGGGTAACGTAAAGAACAACACCTTCAAGGTAGTAGCACCACCACAAGCAGGAGGTGCACTTTACATCAAGTGTGAAACGCTTGAAGGTATGGAAGTATTGCAGGAAGGTACTGCAACCAATGCACCAAAGCAGAAGTTGTTCTAAACCATACGGCAGAGGTAACCCCTCTGCCTTTTCTATCAACATGTTTATAGGAGATAACTCGATGAGAGTAGACATGACACAAACCACACGTTTTCTATCGCTTTACGATGCACAGTTGGAGGAGGACACCTCCGATGAACCATTGCATGGTCAGTTCCTCAGCACTGAGGGCAGTATCTACTCATACACCAACTGGTTCTATGATGGTGATGAGTCAGCCTTTGGAGTGATGTGACATGAGTAGCCCACAACTAGATGGGCTACCTCGTGTAGCCAACAACAAATGCAGACCTTACGTTACAGAGCGTGACCCCTTCAGGGGTAGTAACCTCTACGGCATCTACTCCTTGGTTGATGCAGACCATGAAGTTTACACCGTGTTCTCTTATGGTGACCACTACCCCATGTTCGTATACACCGAGGGGATGTGGTTCGAGAACGAGGATGGTTATAGCCGCTCAACGTCTAAGCACAAGTCACAAGCTAGACCGTTGGGTGTTAACACCATCCTGCTGTCAACACGGTGGATGCAACGTCTTGCTAACAACGGCTATCAGTCCATAGCCCAAGAGCGTATCTTCAACGAACCAACGGAGGCTTAATGGAAGACTACCACTTACCCATCTGCACCAACTGCTATGCCGTGAGGGTTGAAGCCCAACGGCGTTACATGACACGACCAACGTGTCTGCGGTGTGGTGAGGAAGTAGCAAAGCAACGTAAGTTTACAGTAGCCTGCAACAACAAACAGGGGTATGAGCTTATTACTGACCCCAATCATCTCAAACAACTTAACCCCAAGAGGACAACATGAAACGACCAACACGTTACATTCTGTGGATGCTTTACGGCTTAATCATGGGTGGCTTAGCCGCCTACTTGATGTCATGAAGCCAACACCAATCAAACCAATGGGAGTATCGGTCAATGACTCGATACTCAAACGAATCCTTCGATGGCTTTTCACTGCCGTTGTGATGGTGCTCTTTTGTACCTTCATGGCAGTAGTAGTCATCGAGTGGATGGCAGGGTGTGGCGAAAGCTATACCGATGCCAACGGCAATGTGCACTTAAACGAGTGTGTGTTTATCAACTTTCCCCCTAAGGAGTAACCATGAAGCGACTATTTGCAATCCGTGATAGCCGTGGACAACTTGTCCGCAATGAAGAAAAGCAACCGATGTACTTCGCTGACAAGCAAGCGGCAAGGGCTTACCGCAGTAAGCTAACCCAAGCAACAGACATGTACTACGTTACATACGGCATTGACCATAAACTTTACAAAGGACAGTAAACCATGCGAGCTTCTCTACTTAAAGACACAATCAAATCTACATTCCCTATTCAGCGTACGCTGTGTATCGAGGGTAGCCCCGGTGGTGGTAAGACAACCATCGTGCATCAAGTTGCAGAGGAACTTGACATCCCAGTTATCGAACGGCACATGCCAACGATGCTTGTCGAGGACTTCGGTATCCTGTTTCCCAAAGAGGGCAACGGACTAGAGTACAAGTTGCCTGACTGGTTTCCTGTTAAGGGCAAAGCACCTGACAAGGGCATCCTGCTATTCGATGACCGCAACCAAGCCAACGCTGACTTGCAAAAGGTACTGGCTAACATCTGTCAAGCACGTACTCTACACGGCACACCGATGCCTGATGGGTGGCAAGTCATCTCGACAGGCAACAGACAAGCAGACCGAGCAGGTGCTAACCGAGTACTGTCCCATCTGCGTAACCGTGAGACTGTGGTTGAGTTGGAAACCCACCTCGATGACTGGACTACATGGGCACTTGACAATGGCGTAAGGTCGGAGGTTGTGTCCTTCATTCGCTTCCGACCTGCATTGCTTCATGACTTTGATGCTCAGCGTGACCAAAACGCTACACCTCGTTCATGGGTTGAAGGTGTAAGCGATGTGCTTGGTGTATGCCCTACTGATGCTGAGTTCGAGATGTTCAAGGGTGCAGTTGGTGAAGGTGCGGCGGCTGAGTTCGTAGGTTTCCTGCGTATCTTCCGTAAGCTACCTAACCCTGATGCAGTACTGATGAACCCGACATCTGCTGATGTGCCGAGTGACCCTGCCACCCTGTATGCCCTGAGTGGTGCACTTGCTGAACGTGCTACTGAAGGCAACTTTGAACGAGTGTGTACCTATGCAGAGCGTATGCCTGCTGACTTCTCAGTGCTTACTGTGTCCTATGCGGCACGTAAGAAACCCGAACTGGCTAACACGCAAGCGTTTACCAAGTGGGCAATGAAGCACTCAGACGTATTGTTCTAAACCTAACCAACAGAAGGAGTACCTACTATGAATCTGAATGACCGAGCATTGCTTGTGCAGTTGTCCGTATCCCAATGGACAGCACGCAAGTACGACAAGAAGGCAACACAAGATGTTGCTACTACCTACGGCACATCAACCCAAGCAGGCAGATACAACAAGGCATTACTGCCTGCCAATGACCTGCTTGACCATGTGCACAAGAAAACTACCCACATTCGCACCAAGTTCTACGAGAACACATTGCCTTGGGGTATGGAGGGTACACAGATGCTTCCCTCTGCCAACTACCTAGCCTTCATGACTGACTTCCGTAAGGAGAAGTCCGAGTGGCAGTACCTTGTAGACCAGTTCATTGCGAACTACGACCAGTTGCGACTGGATGCTAAGCGGTTACTCAACGGACTGTACAACGATGCAGACTACCCTGATGAGCAGGAGATAGCACGTAAGTTCAAGATTGACATGGCTATCTTTCCAGTGCCATCGACCGACTTCCGAGTGAGTATTGCCTCTGAGGAACTGACACGGATACAACAAGATGTTGAGCGTAGGGTGTCAGAAGCACAGACCGTAGCTATGAAGGAGGTATGGGACAGACTGTACGACAGAGTAAAGCACATGGCTGAGAAGTTAGCAGACCCCAAGGCTATCTTCCGTGACACCTTAGTGGATAACACCAAGGAGTTGTGTGCCCTGTTGCCAAGGCTGAACTTCATGGATGACCCCAACCTTGAAGCACTACGACTACAAGTGGAGGGTGCACTTATCAAACACCCTGAAGCACTACGTAACGACCCCGACCTACGCCGTGACACGGCAGTAGAAGCCAAGCAAATCATGGACAAGATGTCCGTATTCATGAAAGGAATTTGATATGACCTCAGTCGTACCCAACCATGCTGACAGAGAACCACTGTCACCTGCTGATGAGAAGCGCATTGACCGACTACTTGCTAAGGCACGTACTGCATTGGTACTTGAGCATCCCTTCATCGGCAACATTGCATTGAACCTACCGTTCATTCCTGACTACTCTATCCGTACTGCTCAGACTAACGGCAAGGATATACGCTACAACCCATACTTCATGGACTCATTCGGTGATGAGGAACGCAAGTTCGTAGTAGCCCATGAGTGTATGCACCCTATGCTTGACCACAACTTCAGACGTGGTGAACGTCAGCACAAGCGGTGGAACAAGGCAGGTGACTACGTTATCAACCAACTGCTGACAGACGAGAGCATCGGCAAGATGCCTGAGTTCGGACTGCTTAACCCACAACTGTACCAAGCAGGCAACCAAACGACTGATGGTATCTACAACTTGTTGCCTGATGAACCCGATGAAGGTGGTGGCGGTGATGGTACTGAAGCTATGGATGACTGTGCTGATGGTGGCAATAGCCCTGCTGAACAAGCACAACAACAAGCCGAGTGGAAGGTACGTGTAGCACAAGCGGCACAAGCCGCCAAGATGATGGGCAAGATGAGTGCAGGACTAGAGCGACTGGTCAATGAGGTACTTGCACCCAAGGTAGATTGGCGTGATGTCCTACGTAAGTTTGTCGAGAAGTGCCGTACTGATGAACGCTCATGGGCTAGACCTAACCGTAGGTTCTTATCACAAGGACTGTACTTGCCTAGCATTAGCGGTGAATCACTCGGTGAGATAGCCATTGCAGTGGACTGCTCAGGTTCTATTGATGACCGCATACTGGCTCAGTTTGCAGGGGAGATTAACGCTATCAAGGAAGATGGCAACCCTACCAAAATCCATGTGGTGTACTTCGATAGCGAGGTATCACACTACGAATCGTATGGCAGAGATGACAACCTTGACATCAAGGCACACGGCGGTGGAGGTACTGCCTTCAGCCCTGTGTTCCAGTACTTTGCAGAGCATGACATTGAACCAGTAGCCTGTGTGTTCTTGACCGACCTGTGTTGCAACGACTTCGGTGACATGCCCAACTACCCTGTGCTGTGGGTATCAACTGATGAAGGTGAAGCACCCTTCGGTGAAGTGGTGTTAATGAAATGATAGCCGACAAACTAAGCGACAAGATGCTTGAGAAGTACAGGCATATCAACGTAGAACATATTGACTGGTGGGACTGCGTGTATGAATCATTCCGTGAGGACATGAGGGAACACGGCATTGACGTAGAGCAGATGTACTTCAGTGGCTTTTGGTCACAGGGTGATGGTGCTTGCTTTGAAGGTAGGGTAGAGGACTGGGATTTATTCCTCAAGAAGTTGGGGTATACCAACCCTACCCTCATCCGACATGCCAAGAACCATTGGTCATTCAAGGTCGACCACAGTGGTCACTACTACCACGAGAACTGTACTCACTTCAACGGTGACTTACCTATGCCTGATGGGTATGACAACGATGAGTTCGTTAGGATGTTTAGCCCATACGAGGGAGAGTTTAAATCCCAAGCGTGGCTTGCAGTACTGACTGATGGAGTACAGGCAGACTTTGAATCCACATTTACTGACACGTTTAAAGACCACATGCGTACCTTGTATCGTCAGCTAGAACAAGAGTACGACTACCTAACAACTGACGAGGCAGTACGAGAAACCGTAGTAGCCAATGACTTACAGGAGGAAAGCGATGACGATTGATGAACAGCAGAGAGTAGTACTAGCAATCAACAACTTGTTGTACTTAGTTGAGGTGTTCTACCCTGACCCAGTATATGCAGAGCAGTACCACGTTGATGAAGTGATAGAGCAAGGGCGCAAAGCCTTAAGCATACTAACCAAAGAAGGAGAATGACATGGCAACAGTAAGATTTTCAGACGAACTAAAAGATGCAATCGTTAAGAACGCAGAAGCTATCTTCAAGAAACAACTTGATGATGCACTGGCTTCATACCCCAAAGACTGGGCAGACCGAGTGTATGAACGTGCCTTTGCACCGTATATCCCAAGCATGAATTCACTACCCTCATGCTTCTTTACCACAGTAGGTAGTATCAACGTCAGTAAGATTGGTGATATGAAAGTGGGTGTGTCGTGTACGCTTACCAACAGTCGTGCTTATCCCTATGCACTACCAAATACACATGACTTCCCAGTATCAAAGACAGGGTATAGCGATACGGAACTGACACTCAAAGATATACCTATGTTCGAGGACATCAAGGCAGAAGCTACTGCCTACCTTGAACGAGTGCGTGTAGTACGTGAACGCAAGACCATGTTTGTGGAACAGGTCAAGAAGATTATCAATGCTCATGCAACCTTAGCACCTGCTCTCAAACTGTGGCAACCCTTATGGGACTTGATTCCTGAGGACTACAAGGAACGTCATCGCAAGGTAGTCGAGCGTACCAAGAGCGACACGCAAGTGGATGTTGACTTGGGTTCTCTGACTGCAACAGTAGTAGCACACAAACTAACACGATAAGGAATAGATATGCGTACAGATAAATTGTCGTACAAAGAAGTTGCTGAATGGTATAGCAAAGCACGTAACCCTGAGAAGGGTAGACCAGTACAGTCATGGGCACGTATGCAAAAGGTCGAGGACAACTACGAGTTACGCTACGGTAGCGCTGTGGTCGGTGTGTTCTCACCTGACAACAAGTTCACGTTTAAGTTGACCTCGCAACAAGCTAGGCAACTTAGTATCACACTAAGCCAAGCACTACAACGTGCTATCCCCTTCTTGTGGTATCGCAAAGCTACTGGCAGGTATGTCATCAAGCCTACCCCACAGTACGAGGAGTTCAAGAAAGCTAACAACGAACCCTATGCGTGGCACTACTTCAAGGATGTGGAAGGCTATGAACTATTCGATGGCTTACAGTTCGACCTCAATACCTATGAGCCTATCAATGCCAAGCCGTCACTCAAAGATACTGAGATAGACCAAGAGAACAAGCTGACATGGCTACGACAGTTGCGTAAGTTCAAACAAGCTATCAAGGTACGTGCTCGTATGGGTGTACTAGAATCTTTACTACAACAAGTTGATAGAGAACGTACTGGTGTATCACGCTATGATTGGGAACAACCCGACTGGAACAATGATGCGTGGCAAGATATGCTATACACTGCTATCAAAGATAGTGAATGTCCCACCGACCTACTGAAAGGTATCATCAAGTCAGTAAGCCGTGGCTACTATCAACAGTCAATCACGGTCAAAGAAATAGTAGCTGAGGCAGATAGACTATGCACTACGTACAGTCTTGACTTACGTAGGAAGTTTGGTGTTTACAAAGAAACAATCCACCTTAAGGAGATGTGATGACTGATACCCTCAAACGTGATGGTGCTTACTCCCACTTCATTGGTAGCGTAGCTACTGAGGATGATGGTGGGTGGAGTAAAGAAGTATGGGATGCCGCATGGCATGAACAACAAAAAGAAATTGACTCTCT